AGCCAATCGGTTTTCCTCGTGATCGATAAGCCCGTCGTGGGCTACACGAACACTGAGGCGCAACTGATGGCCTCCGGTCTCATTGCTTGGCTTACGTCCGGTAACCTCCTTAAGGTCCTCGGCGGCGAGACTTAACTCTTTTCCGCAGAGAACCGGGAGTGGACTCCGAACCACCTTGAAAGGATGGACGGATGAAAAGCCTTCTATGGCTTACTGGAAAGATCCTGCAAGATTGCGGGATCAAATGCGGTGCCGACCCATCTCGTGATCTCTTAGAGGTCACGAGGCGTACTGAAGTTGAGGGTGAATCGTTCTTGACGATAACCCTACCAGCCTTTGCTAAGGGACTCGAAAGTGCCCTTGACAAGGGAAGGTTGGACAGAAGCCTTACTCCATCGTTCAGATGGCATAGGCGAGGTCTCCCCGAATTCCTTAGGGGTTTCCTTCTCCAAATCTTCAGTCGTGATGGATTACTTCTCCCTACACCTAGCGTGGAAGCTATCTCGTGCGTCAGGCAGATCTGCTTGCTGCATAAGAAAACCTTGCGACCCTGCACCGATAAACGGTTAAGGGCCGCGCTCGCTAAGTACAAGGAGTGTGAGCGTGAAGTTGCGTCTTGGACTAGTAGTCCTGATCTTGGTGCTCTTGAGCACTTTCGATTGGTTTCATCCGTCGTCTGGTCAGAGATGCTTTCTCAGGTCCCTTTTGGAGACCCGAGGAGTCAGCTTAAACCAGCTCATGGACCTGGGGCTACGGCTGATAGAGTGCGTGGAAATTCCAAGTACTCTATTAAATCCTGGACTACCCGAATGGAGACCCACTTTCCGTACACTGAATATGGAATCGCTTCCATTAACAATGTCTCGGTAGATGATATCCAACGGGTCAACTTCGCCGAACCTGAGGACGAATTACCTGTGAAGGTAATATTCGTCCCCAAGACGCAGAGAACCCCTCGAGTTATCGCGATAGAACCAGTATGCATGCAATACGTGCAGCAGGGACTGTTGCGGTGGCTCGTACCGTCAATAGAAACGGGGCGCTATACGGCCGGACATGTGAACTTCACAGACCAGTCGGTGAACGCCAAACATGCGCTTTCCTCCTCTGCAGATCAACGTCTTGCGACGATCGATATGAGTGAGGCCAGCGACAGGGTGTCTCTTCTCTTAGTCGAGAACATGCTTGAGTCAGTTCCCTTGTTCAGGGAGCTGGTGATGGCGTGTCGATCGACAAGGGCTAGACTTCCAGACGGTGATGTTATTACCCTCTCGAAGTTCGCGTCAATGGGTTCAGCCCTCTGCTTCCCGATGGAGGCTATGGCATTCTTTTGTGCCATCGTCTCTTACCGGTTGCGGAAGGCTAAGTTATCCATTACTGGATCCAACGTTAAAAAGATGACGAAGGATCTATACGTCTACGGCGATGATATCGTACTCACCGTAGATGAGGCACCAGCTGTCTGTACATACCTCGAGACCTTAGGTCTTAAGGTAAACTTCGACAAGTCTTTCTGGACTGGTAAGTTCAGAGAGTCCTGTGGAACGGACGCCTACGATGGAGAGGTTGTTACACCAATCTATTGTCGTATGGAGCCTCCGGCAGACAGCAAGCGTGTGAACGAGATAATCTCGTGGGTCGCCATGGCCAACCAATTCTATATGGCTGGTTATTGGAGAACCACAGCGAGCATAAGGGAATACCTCCATGATATACTACGGAGGGAACTCCCCTTTCTCGGAGATAGCTCGCAAGGGTTGCATTGGACGAACTACAGCAAGTGCGTTCAAGCTAATCGCTATGATGAGAACCTAATGCGTTATGAAACGCGCACGTTGGTTCCACATCAGAAACGAAGGCCAGATCCCCTCGAAGGGGACGCGGCTCTCTTGAAGTGCTTCGGCTTGATCGGCTCTAACGAGTCGGTTGATCCGGATCACTTGACACATGTTGAAGCTCGCGGACAGCTTGCGTTGAAGCTCCG